GCTTCAATCTTTAAATAGACATCATCTTTTTTATCTATAATTAAATATCTTGTTAAACTCATTTATAAAATCCATGTCATAAGTGAATATCGGTCACCTTTAATTACTTTTTTAACTTCGTGTGAAAACATAAAATTACTAGGAAAAACAACGCCTGAACCTTTTGTTTGCTTAGGTATATATTCGCCATCACAAAACACAATTTCGCCACCCTCATCAGCAGTTTGTAAAAACATTAATGCTGTTACATGTGGATAACCGTATTGTTGGCCATGTGAGTGATGTATATTATCAATATGATTTTGCATAAAACCACCCTCTGAATAATGATTCATTCTAAAAGGTGTAAAACTTTGTGGTATTATTTTAGTATGTGTCTTGATATAATCATCTACCATACTTCTAAATCCTGTTTTTAATTCTTCATAAAACTTATCTTGCTTATTAATCCAGTATTCTTTCATATCAACTCTCTCTTTACTTCTAGGAGATACTCCTTCGTTAGTAGAAAAAGATGATTGATTCCATTGACCGTTTGTGTGATAATGATTTATTACATCATCAGCCAGTTCATTGGTAATAACTTCGGGGTATGTGTGAATATAATCTGATATCTGCATTACACAGCACCACTAGTAAACCTACGCCAATCAATTGCATTTTTGATTGTGAAAGTTCTATTAGTGATTTGTCTAATTGTTCTATCTAGGAAATCTACACACGCTTGTAGATAATCAACCTTTTGTTTTGCCTTAATATACTCTTCGTCTGAGTAAATATATTGGTCAACATCTTGTCTTAATAATTTAAAGTTAAAAGGTTTTTGTGCATATACTGAAGCGTCTGCCTTACCAGTATAGTATTCCCAAAGTTGTCTTTTTGTATTGTACAAATCACCCTCAGCACGACTTAACATTAACTTAAATTTAGTTAAATGTTTTAGGTACTTGTTGTGTAGTTGTGGGGTTTTAAGTGATTCTAAATCAAGTTCAGTATCGTTAATTTTTAAATCACTATCAGCTTGTTCTTGTAGTTTTTCTAAATCCATAATAAAGGTATCCTATCATAATATTGTATAAATGTAAAGCTTTTAAGAGGTTGTTTCTGTTGTTCTACCTGCACCCTTAGTAGCAAATTCGTATATCTTGTATTTCATTGTAACTGAAGCCGACAAGTAATCGACATCATTGGCTTGTTGATTAAAATTCAATGCTGACAATGACACAGGAAACATATCTGAAAATCTTACTTCTATATTTGCTGTATTTTTACTAGTCAACACATTCAAAGTTGCGTCTGAGAAGACAGGACCTAAAGGCATAGGAGCACCTACTACTTTGCCTGCGTCTGCTACAGTATCACTCTTTCCACCAGTCGGAAATCTGTCCTTGGCGGCATCCACAAGTGACTTAGCTTGTGTATGGTCTCTAGGAAATCCTAATCCTGTCAACCAACCATGTATCTCTCTATAGTTTTCTAAGTTTTCATCTACTAAGAAAGACATCTCTAGGTCACCATAATTTAATATGGTTCCTGGTACAGGTATAGACTTTAGAGGTGTTGCGATATCTACATTTGATAGTGTGACACCTGGTATATTTACTGAGGTACAGAAATATTCCACCTTTGGCAGTTTTAGTAATTGAAACTTAAACTGTGTAGGTGAAGCGTAGTCAAACTTTGTAGGTTGTCTTGAATATGCGTTTGTCGTTGTCATACTATTATTTATCCATCCTGGAGGAAGGCCAAAAAAAAGGGCGCCGAAGCGCCCTTTAATGTTTCTGTAGAAAACTCTACAAGATATTACATCAAGTTAGTAACTTTAACTCTTTGGTAGTATCTGTTTGAGTTAGCAGAACCAGCGTTGTCCACAGCTGATACTGCACCTGAAGCGGCACCTGTTTCAGCAAATGGGTTAGCGATAAGACCATATCTAGTCTTGAAGCCAATTTTCGGTTGGAAAGTATCTTGACCAACTGCTCTCACCATTTGTAGTGGAACATATGGACAATAGAACATACCAGCATCGTAAGGTGAAGTACCTTTGTAGCCTACAACATAGTATTGTGTAGCCGATGAGTTTGCACTATATGGGTCAATATATACTTTGTATCTGCCGTTAAGAACACCAGCAAAAGTATTGCCTGTGTCATCAACATTTAGATTATTGTTTAATGCAGGTGTGTAATCAAGTACGCCAGCCATTTGCAACGCAGAAGCAACATCTGAAGAACAGATAATCATGTTACCTTTTCCTCTTCTTGTTCTTTGTGCAATTCTGTTAGCATCTCTTTCCAACTGGAACATTAGACCTTTAAATCTCTCAACTGACCATCTACCGTTTGAGTCCGTATCTAAATCAAAGATACCAGCAGTAGTTGTGTTGACAGCAGCGCCTTTCTCAGCATTGATGTAAACAGTTCTAACTACTTCTCTGTTGATTTCCGCAAGGATTTCAGCAGATAAGATATTTGCTAGTTCTGTTTCAGCATCTAAACCGTGAATTGCTTTAAGGTCTTGTGCAAGTTCCATAGTGTACTCAGCTTTTAAAGCTCTTGATTTAGCAGTCACAGTTGATTTCTCAATTGAGAATGCCATTTCAGCGAAAGCGTTACCGCTGTCATCGCCTAGGGCTTCAGCAGCTGCTGTAGTCATAGCACCACCAGTAGTATATGTACCGGCAGATGGACTATCATTTAGAGCACCTGGATTGTTGTTAGGTGAAGCTGAGTGAGCACTTTGTGAGTACCCAGTGTTTGTGCTTGAACCAGCAGCATTTCTTCCTGAGAAGTCTGTGTCCGCTTCGTCAAACATTGCTTCATTGCCTGTTTGGTTAGTATATCTGCTTCTCATTGCAAAGATAAGTCCAGTTGGACCAGTCATTGGCTGAACGCCAGCGATATCGTATGCAATCAAATTCGGCATAGCTCTTCTTACTAGAGAAATTAGGATTGGATCCCAATTCGCTACTGAAGAACCAGTCGCATTTGTTGGAGCAGCTTCTGTCATGTAAGCTCTATCTTCTTTTAGTGCTTGCTCTTGGTTTTCCAAGATAACAGATGTAACGGCTCGTCTGTAAGAGTCCTTGATTTCTGGTAAATCCGGATGCTCTAATACAGGCTGCCATTTCTTTTCATGTGTTTCTGAAAGATACATTGTTTCTCTCTCCTATTTATTTATTATTGACAATTTTCATGTCTTTAGTTTTACTTATAGCAGCAGTATAAGCAGCCATTGCATTTGATAAGTCTTCAGTTAAAACTGAATTCTCACCTGCCGCCACATCATCAAGCTCTTCACTTACAGTAGTTTTCTTACCAAAATAACTTTCCTTAATAGTCGCTATTTTAGTTTTGAATTCTTCAGTATTTGAAGCATCAATCTCTTCAGCCAACTTAAAAAACTTCTCTTTAGAAGTGTCCGCTAGGTCTTCAGCAGCTTCAGCTACGATGGCCTTTTGAACATAATTAAAGTTTGATTTGTTAAGTTCGACATTCTTTTCGATTTGCTCGTTGAGTTTCTTTTCAAGGTCTTCGATTTTACCTGCTTGGTCCTCTAACACATTGTACTTTTCATCTGGTACATCAATGTAGTGGTCTTCAAACAGTTTTTTCAAACCTGAAATGAAATCTTCAGCGATTTCGCCTTTAATTCCTTTTTCTAAAGCAAGTTCGTTGTCTTTCATCCATTCTTCAACTACATAGTTCAAGTAAGAATCCACTTTCTCAACTAACTCTTCTTTAGATTTCGAAATTTCTTCTTCGAATTTGTTATTGTAATCAGCTTCTAAGTATTCTTCGATTTCTGTTACCTTTGATTTGATAGCAGCTTCGAATACAGTAGCAGCCTTTGTTTTAAATTCTTCTGATAAATCGTCTTCTCCGGCGATAAGAGCGTCAACATGTTCAGTTACATCAATTTCTTCTTTTTTATAAGAAGCATTCATCTTCTTATGTTTTGAAGCGTTCATTGAACCGTAACCTTCTTCTTTGTCGTCTTTCTTATCATCCTTCTTGGCTAAATATTTTTTTAACCCGTCAGGCATTTCACCTTCGTTTACGATATTCTCATCAGAATCCGTTTCTTCCGTTTTAGCACTTTGACCTGGGTGGGCAACTTTCGTTACGCCAGCCTGTGTGTCTGGTTTTCCAGCTGTGTCAGGTGAACCACCTTTATCAGCAGTAGCGCTAATCTGGTCAGAAACTTTTGTAGACTTTTTAGTTGCGTCTGGATTGCTGTCAGTAGGTTTAACTACAGCTGGACCTAAATCTTCTGCATTATTCATGCTTGCGATATGAGAAGGCTCAGCCGCAACAGCATTCTTTTTAGGTGCATCCGCAGCTGCTTCTGCAACAGCCTCAGCCTCTAACGCCTCTAAGTTTTTAACATCTGTTTCGGACATTTGAGATATCTCCCTTTAGTTTAATCTTAAAAAAAATTAATTTTTTTCTTTTACTATTGATATTTATAATATTAAAGTTTTCCAAGAAAATTCTTAAATACTTTGACCTTGGCTTCTGCTAATGCATGACTTTTGGCCTTTTGTATATCTCTTTTCCAAGCTTCAATATCTTTCTCTAACAGTACACCGTTATCCCAAACCCACTCTTTACTCTCCATAATACCTTCTACGAAAGCATCTGGAGCGCTTGGGTCTGCAACGATATCGGCGGCTGTAGCTAAGTAAAAATCCTTACCTACATAGTTAGCACCACCTTTTTGCACCAAGGAACCCATACCACGAGAAGAAACACCAAGTGTTGCCCCCTCGTCAATAAGATTTTTTACAATCTTACCATATGGAGTGTCCATGATTTTCGCTTCACCGATAAAGTTCTTGCCTTCCGGCGTAAGCGCTTTAATCATGTGCGAAACTCTTTCCAAATTAACAGTAGGTCCGTCAGGATGTCCTAACTCGCCGAATGCTCTGCCTTTTTGGATAAATTCTTTGTCGTATCTGTTAACTTCTTTTGCTAGAATATCATTCTCATAGATACGGCCATTTCTGTTCTTGATATCAGATTGTAGGAAGATACCACGAATTTTGTATTCTTTTTTACCATTGTTTTCTTCAACAATGTATTCTGCATTTACAACTTCTTCTGAAATTAACTTCATTATTCTCTCTCTATTGATACTCTCTGTATATATTTATACAACCTTTTACCTAAACTCTATAATTATTGTGTAATTATCGCCATTTGCAAAGTTTCTAGTAGATAATATTACATCTCCAGTTGGTGCTGTAGCGTTATTTAATATCTCATCGCCGGCATCTCTAAAGTCCCAATAACCGTTTCCAGATAACAAAAGAGCAGTTGCGTTAGTGGTACCTGCCCACAACAACTCAACCGCCGATTTATTATTTGTAGTATTGACAGAGTACCAGACTTTACTAATCTTTCTATTTCCGTCCTCTGACATAAAAGTTAGCGCTGATGCATCAACCTTTGTGACCAAGGACTCGCCTGTGCCGTCTGAAATATTAGTTAGTTTGCAAACATACTTTACGCCTGTAGTGTCTGCAATAGTTTGTACTGATACTGTGTCTGCCATAAATTTTACCTTTACTGATTATCGTAATAAGTTTTAGAAAGTTCGCCACGCTCTGTGGTTTCGCCTTTCTTTCTAGTTCTCATATAAACCTGTACAGTATCACTAGTTCCTGGTTTTGTATATGTTCTAATACCACCAGATACTACCGAGTTTGCCCCGTCAGCTGAATCCGGATATGTGTTAGATACAGTAGCTGTATTTTCATACTGCCAAACTGCACTTGAACCTGGTACATCTACCCATGCCATATGTTTATACTCCTAGTTGTGCTTCAACTTCGTTATCAAAATAGTTGTATAGCACATCTGTGTTAACATTATATTGTACAGCAGTCTTATCTACTGCCGTTTCAAAGTTTGTTAATATTGTTCCTTCTTCTTTATCTAAATTTCTAAAGAAGTCGGTTACCACATCTTTATGTAAAGGTGGTAAACTATTAAATGTATCAGTGTTAATCTCGTTTTGAGATTTTAAATCACTGAGTTTCATCAGCAGTAACCTCTACTGGTGCCTGAGGCGCTTCAGCTTCTGGCTGAGGTGCATCGTTAGGCTCAAAAGTAATTTGCTGACCTTGTGTATCATAGATAGCGTCTGTTCTATCGTTAGTACCTGCATACTCTGGTTTAGGGTCACTAAAAGTTTGTGCTTCATCTTGACCTGGTGTAGCTGCACTAAAAATTTTACTTGCAACATCTTGTCTTGCTTGGTCTAATGAAGACGCAACTTTGTCCCTTAGAGCATCTTTAAATGCTTCTCCAGCGTCTGCGTTCTGGCCACTTGCTAAATTATCTATAAATGCTTTTGTGTGTTCACTCATTTTTCACTCCTATGTCATGTCAGTAACATCATCGGTTGGTGCCGAAATGATACCATCATCAACTTCTTTTCTTATTTGTTTATCAATGTCTTCAATATCTCTTTGAGATTGTCTAAGAACATTTTTTCTAATGTATTCTACTGAATAATATTTACCAACATAATCTCTCATCTGGTCAGCAAGTCTTAATCTCTCTTGCAACATTTCACTTTCTTTTAGTTCAGCAAAATGACCGTCTTGTAAGAAACTATATTGTAAAGTATCCCTTACAGTATGCCAATCTTCATCAGCAATAACTTTCTTTAAGACTAATTGAGTTCTTAGAATATCGTTAAATAATTCAGTAAACTTCTTTCTTAATCTTTGTACGAATTTAGTAAACTTTAATTCATCTCTTGTAATTTCAGTAGAACGACCAAGATTAAATCCTTGACTTGCTTCTAATCTACTAGCAGGTACATTCAATGAACGATATAGTTTACTTCTAAAGTATTCTATGTCTGTAATCTCACCTAAGTTTTGACCACCAGGAAGTGTAGTAATATCTGTACCTCTACCACCCTCTCTACTTGGTAACCAGAAATCTTCGAGCATTGACATATAGTTTCTATCATCTCTGATTTCACCAGTCTGTGCATCATAGACAAGTTTATTTCTATACTTGGCCATAACATCTCTTAGATATTGTTCTGCTTTAACTTTAGGTAAATTACCTACATCAATCTTAAATATTCTTCTTTCAGGTGCTCGAGCAATTCTGTAAATAACAGCTGCATCTTCAATCATTCTCAACTGATTAACAGGTTTGATTGCCTTGTGTAAGTAAGACAAAATCATATTTTTATTTTGGTCAATCATTCCTGACGGACAAAATGCGATTGCATCTACAGCAATCTTAATACCTGATGTGGTTGAGTTTGTAACACCTTTTTCGTTGAACATGAAGTATTCTTCAAATTCATCGGCCATACTTGTGCCAACTGGAATAGCAACACCGTCTGGTCTTCTCTTTCTTAACTCTCTAATCTTTTTGATTTTACGAGGGTCAATATATCTTAACTCTGTTATACCTTTTACAGGAGAGTTTCTATCAATAATTTTATGATAGTAAATTCTTCCATCAACATACCATCTTCTGAATATGTCGTGGCCTTTGGTGTTAAAATCTAACATCCTCAGGACTTCCATAAACTCGTTTTCAATTTTTCTTCTTACATCTTTACCATAAGGTAAATTCTCCAGATTTAGTTTCACAGCATCTTTGATTTCATTAGCCACGATTGCCTCGTTGATAATGTCCTCAATTGCCATGTCACATTCCGGATGTAATGCGATTTCTCTATATCTACGGATTAAGTCTGCTTCAGTTTTGGCAGTTCCCTCCATGTCGAGGTACTGACCAAAATAACCACCGGCAGCGATGGTTTGTGTACCATCGGCCGCCTGTGGTGCTGTAAAGCTTTGTTTTGGATCCGTAGAGGGTGTTACCCTCTTGATAGAAAATCCAAATAATTCAGCCATAATTTAGTTCCTTTGTGTTTACTTCACAACTATTTATACTAGTTTTTAAGTAGTAGTATTAGTTTCAAAGTATTGGTACGCAAAAGTAACGGCGAATTCTTCAATCGCTGTCGCTTCATCGTATGTCAATTCAATCGGAGCAATGGTAGTAGGGAATACACCTCTAAGTGTATAACTTTTAATTGTTGCACCGTTTCTATCCAATTGGTCAACAAATGCGTCAACTTGATAATCCGCTGGATTTGTCAAGCCTTCGTTATCTGTCATATTGTTAATACCGTTAGACCATCTTTCAAACGCATTTCTTAGTTTGAAGTCTGTGTCGTTATAAGCAGTAACAGACCAATCTTCGATTGTTCTATCTCCAGCAATCTTAATGCTTCTTCCTCTGAAAGGAACATTGAAACTAGGTACAGTCATACCTGGTAACGATGTACTTCTGCATAAGAATGCTAGGTCTTCTATTTCTCCACCAACTTGTGCGTAACCAGGAAAAGGCATTGTAACCTTAAACTGATTGGCTCTTGCGCCACCGCCAGCAAGTTTAGCTTTGAAGTCATTTATGTTTGGCATCTGATTTCTCCTTTTCTAAACTTAGCCGCCAGCCACTTCGTCAAACGAAACGCCGGTTCTAGTTGCGATGAATTGTAATGTAATAAAGTTAATGCTTCTTGCTGGTTTAATGAAAATCTCAGCAATAAACTCGTTTCTATCAATTACTTCACCTGTGTTGTTAGTTTCATCACACACTACTAAAAAGTCTGTGATACCTCTTCGACCTTGTACTTCTCTTAGGAAAGGCTCTACAATGTTTCTAAAGTTCGCTCTTGTAAATTCATCGTTGAATTCAAACAATTGGAATTTAGAAGCAGTTGCTACTGCCTTCTCTAATGTAATGAAAAGTCTTCTGACATTAATTCTGTCAAACGCCGATGGTGCTGTAAGACCAGTTTTGTCACCGAATAAAACAGTTCCTTGACCTGGGAAAGTAGCAACAGGATTAACTCTTGCTCTGTATAGGTCATCTCTTTGTGTTTTACTAGGATTGAAAGCTAGTTTAACTGCGCCTCTGATAATACCTCTGTTAAGTCCAGCAGGTGAATACCAAGCGTCTGCAATTAAATCAGTTCTGGCAGAAAGTCCAGCCAAGTCACCGTTTAATGGTACATATCTATATACATCAGAATATCTGTCGTACATGTATTTGTAACCACTATCGAACATCACATAAGATGATGAACGAATGCCATTGAAAAATGCAATAACATTGGTTGCTTGTGCAGCTGCACTTGAAACATTAACTACATCACTTCTTTCAGGAGATGCAAAAACTACTGCATCTTTTCTGTCTTCTGCGATTGAAATTAAGTTATCAATGTGAGTTGCGTCACCCTTACCAGCAATGATAAGACCAACATCAACTGTTTCTGCGTCTTTAAACAGTTCATAAGAAGTTAACAATTGTGCGTTAGTTCTAGTTGAACCGTTTGCGCCATTTGATAGTGATACATTTGAAACAGCAGTTACATCTGTGTAAGTTGTACTTGCGGCTGCACTACCCCAGTTAGTACCAGATGCATTGTGGTCCATCCAGTAAATGTAATTAGATTTATTCTGAATTACAGTTGGGTAATAGTTTGTATCGCCTTGAGCGCCTTTAGCGTCTGAAGCTTTTGATAAAGCTGCAAAGACTTCCAAGACTTCGCCTTTTGTTCCAGTTATTCCACCGTCTTCGTCAACAACAACAATGTGTAGTTCGTCATTCGAACCGCCCGCTTGTGTTACAAATGGTGAAGTTCCTGGTGCTTTTGATACTAAGTCATAGAATTCCCAATATCTAGTTACTGTAGCGCCATCTGTTAGGGCTGCAAATAAACCAGAGGAATCCGATGCAGTAAAATGCTCAGGTTCGTCTTTTCTTTTGATTGTAATATCGTTAGTTGATTTCGATAATACTTTATAGTTATAGTTATCTCCAAAGTTGATGATATCGCCAACATTGATAGTTGTACCAGCACTTACTGTTACTACAGTGTCACCAGCAGCCGTTGAGCTGTCGTTAACTGTAATACCACTTGAAGAATAAACAGTAGAAGAAGGACATGTAGAAATTTTTAAGTTATTTCCCCACGCACCTGCTGTCTTTGCTGCCCATAATCCAATTGAACCGGAACCATCTGCATAGTTGTCAACATAATCACTTAGGCTTTTGATAACAAATGTACTACCACTTTCGGTAGCATTTGATACTGAAGAGTTCTGTGTACGAACAACCCTTAGAGCGTTAGAATACTGTAAGAAGTTAGCAGCTGAGAAAAAATCCTCGTAGTTGCTAGCGTCTGGTTTCCCAAACACACTTACTAATTCTTGCTCGCTAGAAATAGTCGTAATCTCATTAATAGGTCCTTTTCTGAATTCTCCAGCAAAGGCGCCAATTGATGTAGATACGGCAGGAATTATTCTAGTTAGGTCTTTTTCCTGTACGAGAACACCTGGTGATACTTGAAATGCCATTAGGTCTCTCCTTTAATTAGCTAATTAAACAATTTATAGTTAAGTAGAATATTGATGTAGCTGCAAAACTCGTATTATTCATACGCCCATAGTCAAATTTCATTTCTTACTCATTGATATTTATAATAACCACCACCTTGACTATTGCCCCTTACGGACTACGGGGTGCCAAACTGTACCGTATTCATCGACTTCCGATTTTTCATGGTCTGGTATGCCGTCATCTACAAAACCAAATGGTGCCATATCTTGTTCAATTAAGTTTTGTTGTTCTTCATATAACATTTGTCTTGCGTTAGTATCAGTCATCTCTTTGAAAAAAGGTTGATTAGATAACCAACCAAAAATAACTAAACACATCATT